GTAATTTTTCTGTGCCTATGCCAATACTACTACCAATAGAAATATTTTCTGGTATATTTGCAACATAGATATCAGTCACAATACCAGTTGTTGTTGAATTTGGAACCTCTTGATATAAAACTGTTTGAGATGTATCAATACCAATTTTATGTGATCCAGATAATCCTTTAATTGCTGTTGTACTTAAACCAGATATAACGACATTATCGTGTGCATTTAAACTGGGAGCAGTTGAAATATATGCTGATACAGTAGATGGATCTCTCCAAACAAAAGTTGCGTTGTAAGTATCAACAGTGGTATTAATCGACTCAATATCTTTACCAGAAACACTTCTAACAGATACGCTTAGACCACCACCATTTGTGTTTGTATTATCAAATATTGCAGCATCACCAACTTCATAATTGTCTCCAGAATTAATAATTTGAATTGAGTCTATAGATCCAGCTGTAGTAGATTCTACAATGGTTGATTGTTTTGTTATTTCATTAGATTCAACAATAAAATCATTATCTGCAAATTTATCAGAAACTTTATATGGATAACTATTACGTATTAGATTAGAATTACTGAAATCAAATGTTGTTTGATTTATATTAAAGTTTTCAGTTGATGGATTTGCTCTGTAAGTATGACCAATAAAATATGGGAAAACTGGTAATTGTGAGTTAGAATTGATACCTACAAAATATGCATATATTCCATTAGGGAATTCTGGGGTTCTTCCGTATCTACCATTATGTTGATCTAAATCTCCTGCATTAGTAAATCTATAATCTTCAACAAAAAATCCATTGCTGAATTGGTTTGGTCTATTAATAATACTATTTGGATCTAAAATATATCCAGAAGTTAGTATTTTAACAACCGAATTATCATCTGTTGCATCACTATATCCATATGGTCCATATATTGGATTTCCATCATATGCCCAACCAATTATCGGTGAATGACCTGAACCATCATCACCGAAAGTATTTTCTCCAATTTGAGTTGAATATCCAACCATAGAATATTGGAGTTTATTATTTGTCTCAAGTAATGCTTCACTTCCATATCTTTCAAATGTGTTTACAGTTAATGGTCTGACACTTACCTCAATTTTTGATCCACTTCCTGGTGGAACAACTTTAATTTGTGTTTTATCTTGTTGATATTGTAAACCACCCTCTAAAATAATTACTTCTTCAATTCTACCTCCTTTTACAACAGCTCTTAATTTTGCACCAAGTCCAGTTCCTATTCCTACCACCTCTAAATCGGGTGCAGAGGAGTATTCTCTACCTTTTGTTTGTATTTCAACGTAGGTAATCTTTCCGTCTGTTACAATGGGTTTTAACTCAGCATCTTTACCTGTTTTAATTTTTACATCTACAGATCTCTCAAGATTTAATATATCAGAACCATAACCAGATCCATTATCATATAATAATACGTCAGAAATAGGTGCTCTAACAATAGGAGTTGCAGTAATTATTCCTACACCTGTATGTGCTAATTCATATTTTAAATTTAGAATAATATCTGGATATTTAAATACTTGGAAACCTGTTCCCTGATCTGAAAACTTAATATAATCCTTTCTTTCAAATTCTGTTGTTATAGTTCCACCAAGACCAGTATTTGTAAGTCTAAATGCATCATCATTTACTTTTAATACTTTATAAAAATTAGTGGTAGTAGTGATGCCAGTTGCTGTAGATAATCCAGAAATTGTAGTTGGTAATGTTGATCCTATACCAACAGCAGTTGCATAAACAATATTATCACCATTTTTAAATCCATGATCATCAAAATGAATAGTATTTGTTACTGTATTAATTCCTGTTGGTTTTACAAATACCTGTCTATTTTCATATCCACTTCCACCATCTATTACACGTATATCTTTTAAAGTTTTTTCATTAGTATATAACTTAAATTTATGTACACCTATTTTATTGGTTGTTGTAAATCCAACAGTGTTTATACCTGCGTTTAAATCACCAAGAGTTTGATACAATTTTATTGTACTTGTATTTACAATTTCTGGATAATAAGTGGCAGTATTTACAAGAGTTGTAGTGCCTACACCAACAATAGATGATCCTATATCTGATCCAGTAAACGAACCTATACCTAAAGGTGGATTATCATTTCGATCATATACAAGTGGTTGTGCATTTATAAGATTATGTCTATCTTGGAAAGTTATAGTTTCATCTACATTATCTACCCCACCAGAATCTGACATTAATCTAGCATCAAAACTTATTTCTCGTTTTCTTTCAAATAGAACTGGTTCTAAGATAGCACCATCACCATTACCACCTTCAATAGTTGCAGTTATTACTCTATTAATACCAAAATCTTGTGGATCAACTTGAACATCCTGTATACTACCAGAAAGTACAGGTCTAATTAAAGCAGTTGTATTTCCAACACCTGGTCCTGATAATGTTATTTCTGGTGGATTTATTACATCATAATTATTTCCACCATTTAATAATGAAACCCTATCTAATGGTCCAAAATAAATTTTATCTTCTGATTTATAATTTGTTACTTCAACACCGTTAACTAATAATCCTGTTGATCCTGGTGTTGTCTTGACAGATGTTGCATTTGTTAAATTTGGATTAAGAGGAAATTTTTTAAGTAATTTTTGTGATGCTATTTCTTGTTCAAGTATTCCAACTAAAGAAAAGGTATGTGTACCAGATCCTGGTTGTAATGCTTCAAATTCAATAAAATCATTTATTGGAATAAATGATCTGGAACGATATAGTCTTATTTGGTTTGTATTTGATAAAACTTCAACGAAATATGAACCTTCTGGTAAATTTGGTAAAACTGTACCTTGTGCAGTATAAAAAACTTCATCACCAGTTATAAATGGAACTGGATTTGGAAAAGATATAATACTATATTTTAAAGTATTTGGATCATATCCAGAATTTGGTAATTCATTTCCAGCAACAGCTTCTGGTATTATTGATTTTGGTAACTCTGTGGTTATCTGATATGATGGTAATGAATTAGATGCAACATAAAAGTCTTCATCCATATCATTATAAACATTGGTTACGTCTGATGTTAAAATATTCTGACCGAAATCAACATCTGTTGCTGTGCTTGAAGCACGATTAATAACTCTTCTTAAATCATACTCACGATTTGGATCTGGTAATATTGTAATATTTGATAGTAAAGTTAAATTGTTTATTGAAATTGTTGAGGTATCTGTGTTAATGTTACCAACTGTACCAGTAGCAACTACCTCTTCTTCATTTCTGAATAATACTTCAATATTATCACCAATTTTTAAACTTGATTTGTCTATATCTGTTGTAGTTAAGACAATATTAGCACCAAATATATTTTCAACTATAAATCTTGAAGATGTGTTATAAATCCACGAATTAGCAAATATTTGTTTCTTTGTTCTATCCTCGACTGGATTAAGTATTTTTTCACCAATATTTCTAACTGTTATATTCTCACCCTGTGTTAATAAACGAATATCTGAAGTTGGAACAAATTTAGATAATACACCAGTTAGTCTTAATTTTACTTCCTTTGTTAAATCACCATTTTCATATCCATAATAAAATTCTTCTGATCTAATATCATCAGTTGAAGTTATAATACCTACAATATTCTGACACCCAAAAAATTGATTGACTGATTTATCATTATAGTAGATATTTGTACTAATTCCAGATACTAATGTTCCAGTAGCACCAAATCCAACAGTAGAATCAACTGTTATAACAGATGATCCTACAGAAACATTACCAATTACCTTTGTTTTAGGACTTACATTAAATGTACCTTCAATTAAATCAACATCATTAAACCCAACAAATAAACCAATTTTGTAATATACCTTTCCTTTCCTTGTTAATGGTTCAACTTCGGATATTGACGCTCTTGTTGCACTATCAGATGATTTTACAATTGTTTGACCAACCAAATGGATTGGATTTCCAGAAAGTGCTTCAGCAAGAACAATTTCTCTTCTTATAAACTCTGCTGTTGATGGTTTTATTAAATATTGCTCTAAATCTAAAATTTTAGGAGTTTCATTATATAAAACATTAAATAATATTCTAAATGATTCTTCTGTACCTTTTGATTGATATAATGACTTTGAATTTTTAATAAAATTACTTACATCTAAATTATTAACAAAATTAACGTTTTCTAAACCAGGTGTGAGTAATTTTTTTGTCTTTTTGTAAAATTCTTTGAGAAATAATGCACTTAAGTTAACAACAGTAGCATCATCTTCATGATTAATTGCTAATGAGTCTGAAAATACTAATTCTGAAGGATTATTTTCTGCATGATAAGTTGTTATACCACTAAAACCACGAATACAACCAGTAAAACTATTAGTAGTAATACCAGTATATGTTATGACTTCATCTTCAATCTTAAAAAGACCAAATTCTTTTGGAAAACCCTTTGTACTACTGACAGTTACAGTGGTTGAAGTAGTTGTAATACCACTTGTTAATTTTGTCTCCCCTACAATAACTTCAGGAGTCAAATTATCTAATTTTATGTACTGATCAAGATTATCAGTAAGGTCAATCGGACCTCCTTGATATTCCTGAGAAATGTAATATTGCTTTAAAAAATCGACTGCCTTTGGACTTTCAGATATTAAAAACTCAGGTACTTGATTTTCAATTATCTGTTGGATTTTGACTCTTTTATCAATTCCAGTAGTTATCATATTATCCTCTTACCAGTGCTCCATTTGCATAACTTGATGTAGTCTTATATCCGACACCAGATATCTGTTCACCAGAAGAAATTGTGTCTTTAACCATATTTATAGTGCTATCTCCAACTGCAAAACTCAAATATAGATCTTTTAACCCAATTACGTCATTTGACTCAGGGAATGCTTGTATTTCAACAATATTATTATCTCTTTGTGTAGAAGTAATATTTACTGTTGTTATAATAACCTCACCTTTTATATAATCAACAATTCCAGCAGAAGCAACAACTAAAGAACCTGAGAATTCAGTATCACCCTTTACAATTGCTAATACACCCCTTCCACTTCCATCTAAAGTGCCATCAGCACGTTTATTTGGTATATCTGTAAAATATACAGTATCAACTTGTCCTTGAATAGTAAATCCAGTGCTTTTTATATTTCTACCTGATGGATTAATATGGAATTGATTACCATAGCATAATTCATACTGAGCAAATTGATTTGTTAGTGCTTTAAGATTTCTTCTAATCTTTACTGTTGTTATATTTGATGTAATTGCATCATCAATATTATCAATTACGTTCAACATCTTACTATACTTAAATCTTCCACCAAATTTGTTTAAATCGGTTGATGAAGCATAAGTTATAAGTCCATTTGTGATACTTGTCTTCAATTCAGATACAGTTGTAACCTTTGATTGGTCATAATAAACATTTGCATCCAATTCAACATAAAGTAATTTAAGATCAAGTATTTTCTGATTGATTCCTGCAAGAGTATATCCTTTCAAATTAGATAATATTCCTTGTTTATCAAAGTCAGATACAAATTCACCGTTTTTTGGTTTAATTGTAATGAACACTGTTCCAAACTCTGGTGGATCTAACTCTTCACCACCAACAACAGAAACTGATTCTGTATTTGGATATATTTGTTGTATTACAGACTCATAATCCCTTGCTGTAACTGCTCTGTACTGTGACGAATATAGTCTTGGTGCAAAATACTTAATAGAGTCAATTGACTCGATATTACCCCCATTAGATGCCGCTGTAGTGGTTGTAACTGTAGGTGTAACTGTAGGTAATGAAACTTGATTTGATGAAGATACGGTGCTTCCTGCATATGTAAAGGTAGCAGGACCATTTCCTTCAGTTCCGTCTGTCACAATGTAAGAAACATTGATAACAGCATCATTTTCTAACTTTTTACCAAACACTCCATCACCAAATAGTAATTCATACCTCTCATCAGTGATTTCTTGTATTAAATAAGTCTCTGAAGTATTATTAATGTTTAATATATTATCTACTTTACTATATTCTCTTCCTAAACCAGTATCAGAAGCACCTTTTACATAAACTTTGATGGTTGAGGTGTCAATGAATGAATTTTCAAGTATAAATCTTTGATCTAATGATCCGTCTACTATAAAACTCTTTGATAGATATGTTCCTTGATATATGACAATATCATTAAATGATGCAGTACTACTTACTATGTTACCAGATGCATTTACATTTTGAGTAGTTGTTGTTGTAATTGTTTCTGGAATTGAAAACACATATGAAGTATCATTTGCAGAACCAACACAGATTATACCAGCCCTTAAAGTAAGAGTTGGTGTATTTCCAGCAGTTGTAACATCAAAAGAGACCGTTGCTTGTGCAGCAGTCCTTGATCTTGGTACATATCCAATGTTTCGTGCAAGAGAAACGACATTTTCACGCACTGTTGCAGAGTCTAAGAACGACTCATTCACAATCATATTGGAATTAAACGCCGTAATATACGTATTATATGCTAAAGTGTCAATTAAAACCGAAAAATTAGATCCTTCAAAGTCAAAATCCGTAAAATCAGAGTTTGCACGGAGATAATCCTTGATAGAGGTCTTAATTTGATCGAAATCGAGGTTTGTAAACTTAGTAAAAGGCATTTATCTTGTTGCTTCGAGCATGAATGTGAATTCTTGTGTAGGAGTGTCCTGTCCGACTATAATAAAGAATACAGTTACCTCAAATTCGTAAGTATCTGGTTTTGGTTGTACCTCAACTGTTACATTTTCTATTCTGGGTTCAAAGTTTTCAAGTACAATTTGAATTTGGTTCTGAATTACAGACGCAGTACCAAAATCTACAAACTCAAATAGGCTATCACGAACCTCTGACCCTATTGCAGAGTTAAAAAACCTCTCCGTAGGGATAGTTTGTACTAAATTTCTTACAGACTTCTTAATTGAATTCTCATTTTTAAGAATTGTGAGGTCTTTTGTGACTGGATGAGGGGTAAAAGACAAGCTTATGTCCTTGAATCCTCTTGAAATCCGTCTAATTGCCATATTAACAAGAGTTTTCCTGTTTTATTTATGACACTTTTTTGTAAATGCTTTTATTTATCCTAATTCTGGTTCAAAAGGTGCTCTTTTCTTCTCTATTGCTGTATTTCCTGCACCTACATTCATATCAACTGCCCTTTCTTTTGCTGTTTTCCAGAAATAATTCTCTTCTGAACCCAATCCATCACGATCATGACCATTTTCTACTTGATAGTAGACAGTTGATACCTTAAAGTCGGGAACTTTAGGTGTTTCTGGTGTAATACTATTATCATATATACGCATTCTGTTGTTCGGATAAAGACAAAACTGCCCATTATCTAATTCTAAGAGGTTATGAGACTTATGTTCGGCAGGTTGTTCACTTGTTGAGTAGTCAATTGCGTCTACATCAGAGTGATAATTGTCTAAAGTGCAAATATATGTGCCAGTTTGGTTGCCATAATCCCTTGTCATTACTTCATAATGCATAGATCCGATAAATTGCTTCTGAACTGCGACGACTCCATAGTCCATGCAGTTCCAAAACTGTAAATTGTGCAGTGTCATGTCAGGAGTTGGTGTCTCTGGGTCGGATGTAAACGCAGAAATGGGCAATTTATCAAACATTGCAGCATATTCGGGTAAATATGTCTCAAAATAAAACGCACGACCAGGTATACTTTTTGCAGATACCCAGACTCCTTTTACAAATTCACCATGACCACTCTTATGATCGGTCAAATACTCTTTTCTTACCCATACCTCATAGGAGGGTAAATTCGCAATTAATGTAGACATCTATTTTCCTTGTCCTCTTGGTCTTTTACGAGCCGAGTTACGGGGTGTAGCCGAGTATTTTGTGTGTTTTCCTTGTCCTTGCCGAGTTTTTTTCGGATGAGATTCGATTGAATTGCCTGTGTTAAATGTTTTTGCCATTACTAATTATTCTAAAATGTAAATTCTTCTGGTGGATTTTCTACGTCTGTGTCAAGTTCGAGTGGATGCGGTGTACCATTCTTAAAGAACTCATCTGCTAAGTCCTGCATCTTCTCAAAATACTCATCTCTTGAGAGGTCTTTATGAAGAACCTCTCCTTTATAAGAGATACTATATAACTCTGGTTTTTTCATGTCCTACTCTAATACGTGGGTCGCACATAATACGGAAACCTGCCTCCTTTGCATCAAGGCAAAATGAGACATCTTCTCCGCACATATCTTGAACTGCTCCAGATTCAAATATTTGCATCTTCGGAGCAAACCAAGGATACTTAATACCTTCATCCTCAAATACTCCATGTTTGATAAGTAACCATCCGAAACCTGCATAGTCTACTGTGAATGGTTTCTTTCTCTTTGCGATGGAATCAAGTGTTTCATGATTCATCACTCCACCATTACCTTTGAAGTCATCTTCATCTAACCAATGAGCAACTGATGTAGTCTTACCATCTTCAGTGCAATACCAACCTGATGCAATCTTTTCGTCCATTAATACAAGTTGATAGAACTTCTCGACATTAAAAACAATATCTGAGTCGATCCACAACTGATAATCATACTTTAACTTACCATCCCAAGGTAATTGNTCAGGACCTCGAAGAACGTTTGCACCAAGACACTTACAACGGGCAAAATTTACCATTGATGAATAGTCTTGTGATATTTGAATACTTGCCTTTGCTTGAACTAAGTCAAAGCATAGTGTCACAAAGTTCTTTAGAAATGTATATGATACTCCTCGACCTGGCAGACAGAATACTACTGTCTTACCTGCTATCATTCTTTTTGCTTTATCGTAATCCCACTCTGGTGTGTCTGCCTGTTTTTTTGCTTTCGCAGCTGCTGATTTAACAGTAAATCCTTTCGCCATACTAATGTTCAATTATAATTATATAATACACTATTATCTATACATTGTCAATCAAAACGTTTTATTTTTTCTTGTTCGGTTTACCTTCCTTTTGATAGTTTAATTGAACACCTTTTAGATTAAGTAAAACCATCTTCGTTTCTGTCATTGTCTTATCATAAAAGACAACTGTTTCTTCGTGAATGCCTATGTCGCCACTCATAAATCCTCCTGTAAAGTACTTTTATATCAATCTCTATCTTTCAGTTTATCATATAACCTAAGTATTTACAAGTTTAATGATTGCTTCACAATTGCTAATAAGAGTGTTCAGTAATATTATCAGCATATTCTCCATCAACTTCTTCATACGAAAGATCATCTTTATGGTAGGAAACATATATCTTATCCCAGATGATTTCAAACAATTCTCTTTCCAGATTTTTAAATAGAACCTTATCTTCAAGGTAGATGTGGTAACTTTTTTGATTAGTCATCTTTTTCTGTGACGATTACTTCTTCTGTATCAATATTAAATCGAAGTTCAGTTCCTTCATACCAGTTCATGTCATTCATTATCCATTCGGGTATGACGGTATAGTATTCCCCAGTGGTCGGATCAGTCTCTATAGTGGTAAAAATTTCTGCGGGATTTTTTTTCATGTAGTGGATTTCATTTTTCATTTCTGACTTTATCTATACCTGGGAAAATTTTTGTATCAAAAATGGCACATTTATCTCGCTTCCGTAACACTTTGTAGGTTAGGTTCCCAGTGCGTTTTTATATACGGGGGGCGGCAACCCCCCAACTGCTGTATTCACGAACGAATGATATTAAAGTTATAATGAGAGAATGTCTCTCTGTCAACTAACTTATATGTTCCGTGANNNCCTGCCATTACATACCCTTCCCCAGAGATGTATTCATTACCTATGAAGCACTCCGCATCAAAATCATCTCTCATAAGGTACATAAACTGTTCTTTGATACTCTTAACCAACAACCACAACCTAACCAACTGATAATTAGCAAACTCTTCAGCAACAACCTCATCACCATCACGGATGTACGCATTGAGATCCTGTTTCAACTGTTTTGCTTCCTTCGGTGTTGCAAAGTCCACAAGTGTTGCCATCTGACGGGCAAAAGCAATTAACTGTGAGATGTCCTTATCTGCACCCAAATCAGATAACCACGCATCAGGTTGAATGAATCCCTCCCCCAACTTATCGGTTAAGGGTGCTGCTGTCATTGTTTTCATTGTCTCCCCTGTATACTCTGTATGAGGTGCAACGACTACCCCAGTGTTCTGAACTTCCGCAAGTGTATAAGAGATTGCATTCGGTTTGTAATCACGATAACCACCGAACCCAATAAAGTCCCCCTGTAGAACTCTGTCTGTATGTGGTAAGCAATTCAAACAACGTATTAAGATTGATTGCAATTCAAAGTCTGGGTGGTTGTTGCATATGTCCTCTGCGGTATAATTGATCTTCGGGGTTCTCTTATTAAATACGGACTTCGTGCCTACAAAAAACTTTCCATTCTCAGGGTTAGTTCCCCATACTATCGCGGGTGATCCGTCAATCTTTACGGAATAATGGTTGTCTGATTGAAACGCATTTAATACAGATAGATCCCCTGTAAGAATTGTGTCCTCTGGGTGTTCGATGTGTAAATTTTTCATATTACGCACCTTGATAAACTGCTGTTGCGTACTTACTGCACGGATGCGGATTGCTTGGAGTGCAACCGAAAGAGGCAAAAAATTCATCCATTTGCTCGCGGTCTACCTCTGGATCATCAAAGTCAACTCCCCCTGCGTGATCAACTCCCCACTCTGCAACTTCAATTTCAAAAGTTTCAAAGTCTTCACATAGAAAAGCAACGTCATAAAAGGACTCTTTTTCTTTGATGCGGTTGATGAGTATTTCTGTTTTTGTCATGGTGTTTTGTGGTGTATATGTTTATTATAAAGGATAGAGGGGTATGTTGTGTGACAGTTTATAAATCGTCCATCATGTCCTGCATTTCGTCAAAGTCTGCTTCGTCCCACTTTGCTCCGTCGGGTGTTTTGGTCATTCCCATATCTGTCATTACTTCAATGAACTGCCCGTAAGTTCTGAAGTCTTTTGCTAAGTTGTATAAACCCTCATCTCCTCCTATCCACAACGCACAGTTCCAAGTTGTCCAGTCTGCCCATCCGTTGTACTCTGTTCTTGGTGTGTCTGTAAGATTGATTGCTGTTTGAAACATTGATGTAACTCCTTTTGGTGTATGTACTTATTATAATGGATATTGGGGACTGTGGTAGTCCCCATGTGCCACTTTATAAACTGGCCGCCTTACATGTACGATGTAAGTGCGTGAGGTTTATTATTCTCATATGAGAGTGAAGTTAAATAAACTCCCATATAATTCTGAACCTCATCAAAGAGTTTTGCAACATGGTCATCCTCGGTTTTGCCTTCAACGTCCCAAATACCGATTGCATTTTGAACTTTGAACTTGAGATCCTCAATCTCTTTGGCATTTTTGAATTTTGGATCAAATTCAATATTTGTGACGATGAATTTCTTATTCATTAGTTTGCCCTCCATGAGAATGAATTTTCTCCATTGATTTGATCAATCAAGGCATTTGTTTTTCTGTCGTTCTCCTTCTCCAAGTCATCACACATTTTGATTAATGCTCTCAACCCTGCGACTTCCTTCTCAAATTGTTCAGTGGTGTACATGAATTAACTCCGTGGTGGTGTATACGTTTATTATAGTTCATTAAGGGCACTTATCCAGTACCCTTAACAATGATTTAATATTCTGAAACAATTCTCAACCAACTCCAAACTTCTGATTTGGTTAACCAACCTCTGACATCCTGCCATTCACAATCATCATAATGAAGTTTGTCTCCCTTTAAAAGTGCAATCTCATAAAGACCTTCTTTACCTCCATAAGAATGTTCGTGACATGCTACTGAGAGACCATACCCATTCTCACAATAGTAACGAACCACTTCGTCATTTGGTCTGATTACTCTTTTTTCAGTGTACATAGTTTTNAAACTTTGTTTGTTATGTACTTATTATAAACAATAAAGAGATCAAAATAAACCCACTGTGTGCCACTTTNTTAACTGTCATACTCTTAATCCTTTAAGGGTTGACAGTATGATATCATTCTGGCTGCGTAGTGCTTTTAACTCCGCACGATTAAAACGGCGATAATCNATTTCAGTTGCGATNGCCATCCCCACTGTATAAAGTGCATAGCAGCCGCCGATNAGTATAAAAAGTTCGATTCCTGTCATTTAAAAGTCCTCTCTGAATAGTTGATAGTAAAGTTCGTTCATTAATCCAAATTCAAATGAAGTGCTTGCGTGAATGTCTGTTTCTCCTTCGTAGCACTTCAGAATTTCGTCATAGTTCATTGACATAAATCCTCAAATCTCTTGTTTGCGATTTCGATTTGCTTATCTTCGTCAAGGTAAGGGAAGTTCTCCTGTACTTCGTCAAAAATGTCAAGTAGCATATCTTCGTGGGTTAGTGTACTCATAATAATTAATAGGTGATTACTTGAAAGTGTGCATCAATAAAGTCCTGCTCTTTTTTTCTTCTTCTAAGTTCTTGTTGAGCATCAAACAATCTTTGGTCTTCTTCTGTTGTATTCAAAAGACTTAACTTAGACAATGCTTTCACGATTGCGTTTAGTTCGTCTGTAGATTTGCGAGTCATGTTCATAATAGAATGATGATAAGGATGTAAAGAAAAATTGCGTTTGGTATATTCATATTATAACCCCCTAGACCAAATTGTCTAGGTAGGTTTGTGCCACTTCTTTGGTTGTCCCACCATCAATCCATTTGTTTATATGTCGTGATGTGGTTACACTCCACCATTTTTCTGTCCTTACATATCCCTCCCCAAATACATAAGCAGCAACTGGTGTGCGGTAGGAAAATAAG